TGAACTTTAACTGCACCATCTGATGTATCAGGAGTTTCATTAGTTCTAGCATTTCTGTATAAAGCAGGTTGCATGTAAATAACTTGTGTACCTTTTGCACCTTTATTTACTTTACCACCTTTTTTTCTGATTTGGTTAAATGTACCAAATATATCAGAAGTAAAACCAGATTCTTCTTTGGCAATCCATAGAGCAATAGTGTTTATTCCTCTATAATTTTTGCCTGAATCTAAATTTTTGGGCATTCCTAAAGAAGCCCAAGGTTTTAGCCAGTTTTTACCATGTTGATCAATTTGACTTATAACTTTATCAACAATTTTTTGCATCATGATTTGTTTTGACATTATATTTCTCCTTTATGTGAATACCATTCGGTGTTAAATCCTCTTTGGTTTTCATGTCTTGGTCCTCTTATTGCATATAAATGTTCATCAGCAACATTACTGTTTGTAATAAACATTTTGTAGTTTTCTCTAGCTGTATGTAATGTACCGAAAGGTCCATAAACATCAGTATGGTTAGTTAGTTTGTAATCAAGATCAGAACCACCAAAATTTAATAAAGAAATATGATACCCATATTTTTTAGGATATTCTTTAGCTAGTTCTAAATATATTTCTTCTTTTTGTTTGGAACTAATGATTTTTTCACAAGAGTTGTGTTTAGTCATTTTTTCTCCTTTGTTTAGTTATTGTTTTCGTTTTCATAATTAGATTTTATATTGATTCCATGGTATGTAAACAATAAATAATAAAAAATATTAATTATTATTACTGCTAAAAGTCAATAGAACTGGGGTTTTTAAGGATATATACAATAATTTAATTAATTACGTAATAAATGTTATTATTTTGACCTAATTTTTAATAAAAATCATTATATCTATTGGCTAATTAATTTTTTTCGGTTATAAAAAAGGAATGATTAAACGAATATTATTATTAATAAACCATATTTCTTCTAAACTGCAAGTATGGAGTTGGCAAAAATTATGGAGTAATAGAAAAGATGGTTATGGATATAGAAAATAACGAAGTAGGCAGACCACCTTATATTAAGACAGAAGATGATGCTAAATTAGTTGAGGCTTTAGCAATAGCTGGAGTAACACAAACTTTAATAGCACAGATAGTTAAAATTAGTGAACCTACATTAAGAAAAAATTTTAGAACACAACTTGATACAAGTAAAGCCAGAGCAAATGCAGTTATATCACAAGCATTGTTTAAAAAAGCAAAAGATGGTAATGTAGTTGCACAGATATTTTGGTTAAAAACACAAGCAGGTTGGAAAGAAAAAAATTATCATGAACTTACAGGAAAAGACGACAGCGAATTATTCGGAGAAGAACAACAGCTTATTGAAATCAGAAAGTTATTTAACGAAATTAACTTTATTAAACCAAAAAATATTACTGAAACATCTGTCGTGGTGCAAGACAGCAAGACCGAAACAGATAACTCCTAGTGGAGATTGGAATGTTTGGTTAATATTAGCTGGAAGAGGTTGGGGTAAGACCAGAACAGGTGCACAAGATATTGCATTTTATGGATTAACAAAACCTAATTCAAGAATAGCAATAGTTACACCTACATTTGGAGATGGTAGAGATACTTGTGTTGAGGGAGTATCTGGACTGTTAGGTTGTATTGATAAAAATTTAATAGAGAATTGGAATAGAAGTATTGGAGAGTTAGTTTTAAAAAATGGCACAGTATATAAAACTTTTTCTGCTGAACAACCTGATCGATTAAGAGGACCACAATTTCATAGAGCATGGTGTGATGAGTTGGGAAGTTGGAAGAACGCAGAAGCATGGGATCAATTATTATTTGGATTAAGACTTGGAGATAAGCCACAAGTAGTAATAACAACAACTCCCAAACCCACAGATTTAATTAAAGAATTAATAGTTAATAAAGATTCTCTTGTAACGAGAGGTAGCACTTTTGAAAATAAAGATAATCTTGCAGAGTCCGCAGTTAAAAAGTTAAAAGAAAAGTATGAAGGAACTAGGCTGGGCAGACAAGAATTATTTGCTGAAGTTTTAGAAGATGTTGAGGGTGCTTTATGGAATCGTAATATGATTAGTAAGGCACTCGTAAAAACAACAGACATAATACCAAACTTTACAAGAACAGTAGTTGCTATTGATCCAGCAGTTACTAGCAATAAGCATTCAGATGAAACTGGAATAGTTGTTTGTGCTAAAGGTACAGATGAAAAGTTTTATGTTATTGATGATGTAACAGGTAGATACACACCTGACCAATGGGCAAAGATGGCAGTAGAAACTTATTACAAATATGATGCAGATAAAATTATAGCCGAAGTAAATAATGGTGGAGATTTAGTTGAAAGAGTGATAAGGACTATTGATAACAATATTAGTTATGGAAGTGTAAGAGCAACCAAAGGTAAATATTTAAGAGCAGAACCAATATCAGCATTATATGAACAGAATAGAGTTAAGCATTTAAAACCTTTTCAGTTTTTAGAAGATCAAATGGCAAATTATAATCCCACAACATTTTCTGGTTCACCAGATAGATTAGATGCTTTGGTGTGGGGCATAACAGAACTGTCACAAAGGACAGGCAAAGTTAATTGGAGAATTAGTTAATGGCAATATATGACAATATAAAAAATATTTTTAAAACAAAAGAACAACCAAAGGTGCAGAAAAAAGAAGCACCCATAGTTTATTATAATTCGTTAGGATATGATTCAGCACCTAAAATTTCGTATGATGATTTAGCGACTGATGGTTATTCTGAAAATGCTATTGTTTATAGATGTATAAATGAAATAGCAAACAATGCTTCTAGAGTTAAGATAATGTTATTTAGAGGAGATCAAGAACTTGATAACCACCCTTTATTAGATTTGTTATATAATCCAAGTCCAACCATGTCACAAGTTGAGTGGTTTCAAAGTCTTTATTCTTATTTATTAATTTCAGGAAATAATTATATTTTAAGTGTAGGAGGAGATAATACTCCACCAACTGAATTATATAATTTAAGACCTGACAGAATGAAAATAAGAGCAGGCACAAGAGCAATGCCAGTAGCTTATGATTATATGCTTAAAGGACAAATTGTTGAAAGTTATGATGTAGATCAAGCAACAGGTGCGTCTAAAGTTAAACACATAAAACTTTTTAATCCTTTAGATGACTATTATGGAATGAGTCCTATGCAAGCATCTAGTGTTGATATTGATCAACATAATTTGGCAAACAAACATAATGTAAATTTATTACAAAATGGAGCAAGACCAAGTGGTGCTGTTATCTTTAATCCTAAAGATGAAACAGGTGGTCATGTTCAGTTATCAGATGTTCAAAGAAATCAATTGATGAATGATGTAAACCAAAGATTTAGTGGAACTGGTAACGCTGGTAAGCCAATGTTATTAGAGGGAGATTTTGATTGGAAAGAAATGGGTCTATCTCCTAAAGACATGGACTTTATACAATTAAAAAATATGTCAGCAAAAGATATTGCTTTAGTTTATGGAGTACCAAGTCAGCTTATAGGTATTCCTGATTCACAAACTTATTCTAATTTTGCAGAAGCAAAACTTGCTTTATATAATGAAACAATTATTCCTCTGCTTGACAGAATACAAGGCGACATGAATGAATGGTTAGTGCCTATGTTTAATGAGCAAGGTTTAGAATTAAGATATGATATTGATTCTATTCCAGCTATGGCAGAACAAAGAAAAAGAGTTTTTGAATCTGTTAGTGCAGGTGTTAAAGATGGTATTTTAACTCGTAATGAAGCAAGAGAACAGTTAGGTTATGAACCAATTGAGGGTGCTGATAGTTTATTAGTTTCAGCAAATTTAATGCCACTTAATTTGGCTGATGACATGACAGAAGAAAATATTAGCGAGGAAATTCCAGAAGAAGTTGTACCAGAACAATTAATTGAAAATGAAGATTCAGATATAGATGAAATTTTAAAAGCAATTAGTGATATAAACACAACACCTACTGACTCAATGGTTATTGAGGCTAAAAAAGGTATTGCTTGGAGAAAAGAATTTAATAGAGGTGGTACTAGAATAGGTGCAACTAGAGCAAGTCAGATTGTTGCTAAAGAAAAATTATCTCCTAGTACTGTTAGAAGAATGTTTAGTTTTTTTAGCAGACATGAAAGCGATAAAGATGCACAAGGATTTAGAGTAGGAGAGAAAGGTTACCCATCAAATGGTAGAATAGCTTGGGCACTTTGGGGTGGAGATGCTGGATTTAGCTGGAGTACTAAAGTTAGAAACCAACTAGAAAAAGAAAAGAATAAATTTTTAGAAAATGAAATAGAAGAAAAAGCACTTTCAGAAGCTGTTAAAAAAGGTCTTAAAAATAAAGTCGATGAACATAATGAAAAGCATGGAGATAAAAAAGGCAAAAGAGTAAATTTAAGAATGTTAAGTGCTGTCTTTAGAAGAGGAGTTGGTGCTTATAATACTAATCCAGGAAGTGTTAGACCAGGAGTTACTTCATCAGATCAATGGGCTTATGCTAGAGTAAATGCTTTTTTATTTGCAGTCAGAACAGGTAAATTTAGAAGTGGTAAATTTGATTTAGATTTATTGCCAGATGGACACCCACTAGCAACATGAGTGCAATAAAACAAACAAAATTATTTATAGAGAAACTAAAAAATAAAGATGAGTGTGAAGTAGTAATAAGAATAGGAAAGTTTAAATCAAAAGAAGAAGCCGCACATTATACTTCTTATATTTGTATGAC